GGCCAGCTTGTCGCGGCAGTGCACAAGTTGCAGGATAGCTGATAGAGGCCGCGTCCATGACCGAAACGCTCACCGCCCCCGCCACGGTTGATCTGCTGGCGAAGTTCGATCCCATCATCCAGACCCGTGAAGCGCTGCTTGCTGCCGGGGTGGAAGACCCGTTCAATCTGGTGATGGAACAGGTGCTGTCCCCCACCCGCGCGATCTGCAACGGGCGCGATACGATCCTGCTCGGCACCTATAACTACATGGGCATGACCTTCGACGATGATGTCATCGCGGCAGGCAAGGCGGCGATGGAGGATTTCGGCGCGGGCACCACCGGCAGCCGTGTGCTCAACGGCACCTTCCGCGATCACCGCGATGTGGAAACGGCGCTGCGCGAATTCTACGCCATGGATCACGCCATGGTGTTTTCGACCGGGTATCAGGCGAACCTTGGCATTATCTCGACGCTGGCGGGCAAGGGCGATTACATCATCCTCGATATCGACAGCCACGCATCGATCTGGGATGGCTGCGCGATGGGCAACGCCGAGGTCGTGCCATTCAAACACAACGATATTGAGGCGATGGAAAAACGCCTGAAGCGCGTGCCCGAAGGCGCGGGCAAGCTGGTCGTGCTCGAAGGCGTCTATTCGATGATGGGCGATGTCGCTCCGCTGAAGGAAATGGTCCGCATCGCCAAGGAAAACGGCGCGATGGTGCTGGTGGATGAGGCCCATTCGATGGGCTTTATCGGCCAGCACGGCCGCGGCGTGGCCGAAGAACAGGGCGTGATCGACGATGTCGATTTCATCATCGGCACCTTTTCCAAATCGGTCGGCACGGTCGGGGGGTTCTGCGTATCGAACCACCCGAAGTTTGAAGTGCTGCGGTTGGTGTGCCGCCCCTATGTCTTCACCGCGGCGCTGCCGCCGAGCGTGATGGCGAGTTCGGCCACGTCGATCCGCAAGCTGATGCATGGCGGGAACAAGCGCGCGCATCTGTGGGAGAACAGTCGCACGCTGCACCAGGGTTTGCGCGATCTCGGCTTCACGCTCGGCACAGCCACGGCGCAAAGCGCGATCATCGCGGTGATCATGCCCGATCTGGAAAAGGGCGCGATGATGTGGGAGGCGCTGTTGAAAGAGGGCCTCTACGTCAACCTCGCCCGCCCGCCTGCAACCCCTGCGGGCATGACCCTGCTGCGCTGTTCGCTATGCGCCGAACATTCGGCCGAGCAGGTCACGACCATCCTCGGCATGTTCGAACGCGCGGGCAAGGCGATCGGGATTATTTAACCCATTTGGTTATTTATCTTGACATCGTGACGCTCTCTGGTTAGATAGGGGCATAGTCGAGAAATAGCGATTCGCCAGCGGGCGGCCTTCCGGGTGGAAGTGCCGCCTTTTTGCCGTTCGCAAAGGGAGATCTGCCCATGGCAAAACGCGGCCCTGCGCGAACCAGCGCCGATGATACCGCCACCCATCACACCACCGATCGCCGCTGGCGCACCCGCTTTATTGATTACCTTGCAATCAGTTCCAACGTCACCCGTTCCGCCGAACACGCTGGCATCGATGTCAGCCGCGCCTATCGCCTGCGCCGCGCCGATCCCGATTTTGCACGGCAATGGCAGGTGGCGCTGGCCGAAGGGTATAGCCACCTTGAAATGGAAGTCCTGCGCCGCCTGCGCGAAGGCGATTTCAAAACCGGCGATGGCGAGAAATTCGATTTCGCCAACGCCATCCGCCTGCTCGCCGCGCACCGTGATAGCGCCGCCAACGGGCAAAGCCGCGAACGCGATGTCAGCGCCGAAGAAGTGCGCGCGTCGATCGACAGCAAGATCGAGGAAATCCGGCGGCGCATGGTCAAGGCCAAACCCGGCGACACGCAGGCCTGATGTCCGCACCGTTCGAATGGATCGTCACCGCACCGCCCGAAGTAAGGCGAAAGCTGGTCAGCCAGCTCAGCCAAAGGGAGAAAAACGACCTTGCTTTCATCTGGCCCTATGCCGCCCGCCCCGAACAGCTGCCTCCGCCGGGCGACTGGCGGATCTGGATGACCATGGCCGGGCGCGGGTTCGGCAAGACCCGCGCTGGTGCCGAATGGGTGCGCATGATCGCCGATAGAAACCCCGATGCACGGATCGCGCTGGTGTCCTCCTCGCTGGCAGAGGCGCGCGCGGTGATGGTTGAGGGCGAAAGCGGCCTGCTGTCGATCTATCCGCCCACCGCTCGGCCCCGGTTTGAACCATCGCGCCGCCGCATCCGCTTTGCCAATGGTGCGCAGGCGCAGTTGTTTTCCGCCGCCGAGCCGGAAAGCCTGCGCGGGCCGCAGCACAGCCACGCCTGGTGCGATGAAATCGGCAAGTGGCCGCTGGCGCATGAACGCGCCACGCGCTGCTGGGACAATCTGCTGCTCGGCCTCAGGCTGGGGAATGATCCGCGCATCGCGGTTACAACCACCCCGCGCGCGGTGCCGCTGGTGCAGCGGCTGATCGCGCAGATTGGCAGCGCCGGGGATGTCGCCATCAGCCGCGGGGCGACCAGCGATAATGCCGCCAATCTGCCGCAGCGGTTTCTGGATGCGATTGCCAGCGAATTTGGGGGCACCCAGCTTGCCAGACAGGAAATCGAAGGCGAATTGATCGAGGATATCGAAGGCGCATTGTGGACCCGCGCGCTGATCGAACAGGTGCGCGAAACCGGCGCCGTTCCCGCAGCTGTGCGGGTGGTGGTGGCGGTTGATCCGCCTGCATCGGCCACGGGCGATGAATGCGGGATCATTGTGGTCGCCTTGGGCGAAGACGGCATTGCCCGCGTGCTCGCCGATTGTTCGGCCCAAGGCGCAGCCCCTGCCGAATGGGCGCAGAAAGTCGCCGATGCTGCGCGCGAATGGGGTGCTGACCGCGTTGTGGCAGAGGCCAATCAGGGCGGGGCGATGGTCGAAAGCGTGCTGCGCGCCGCCGATCAGGCGCTGCCGATCAGGCTGGTGCACGCTGCCCGCGGCAAGGTTGCCCGCGCCGAACCCATCGCCGCGCTCTACGCCGCCGGGCGGGTGCGCCACGTGGGGATGTTCGCACGGCTCGAAGACCAATTGTGCGGGCTGCTGGCGGGCGGAACCTACGCCGGCCCCGGCCGCAGCCCCGACCGCGCCGATGCGCTGGTGTGGGGATTGAGCGAATTGATGCTGGGGCGGAGCGCCCGCCCCAGCGTGCGGCCAATCTGACGCGCCGCGACCAAGACAAAGGAAATCCGATGGCATTGCTCGACACTCTCCTCTCCGCCTTCAAGGGCGGGGAGCGCGCCCGTGTGCCTTTGGCGCCCGGCATGATGCAGGGGTGGCACCCGGCGTTTGCGGCTGGGCCTGGGCCGCGCAGCTATGATTATGCCCGCGCGATTGGCGAAGGCTTTCTGGCCAACCCGATTGCCCAGCGATCGGTCAGGATCGTGGCCGAGGCGGTGGGGCAGGCCCCGCTCGCCTGCAATGATCCGCGCCTCGCCGCGCTCGTCACCGCTACCAGCGCCGGGCAATCGCTGATCGAAACGCTGGCCGCGCAATTGCTGCTGCACGGCAATGGCTATGTGCAGATCCTGAAGGATGCGAGCGGCACGCCGGTGGAGTTGTTCGCGCTGCGGCCCGAACGGGTGAAGGTGGCAACCGGGCCGGATGGCTGGCCGTGCGGCTATGATTACACGGTGAATAACCGCACCGCGCGGATCGCGGTGGAGGATGAGGATGGCTGGCCGGGGATCATCGCGATCCGGACGATGCATCCGCTTGACGATCACTGCGGCGCGGGCGCGCTGGAGGCGGCGTGGCAGGCGGTGCTGATCCACAATGCCGCAACCCACTGGAACCGCGCGCTGCTGGAAAACGCGGCGCGGCCTTCGGGCGCGCTGGTTTACGAGCCGGGGGACGGCGCGAGCCTCGCTCATGAACAGTTCGAACGGTTGAAGCGCGAGCTGGATATCGCCTTTTCGGGCGCAGCCAATGCGGGGCGACCGATGTTGCTCGACGGCGGGCTGAAATGGCAGAGCATGGCGCTGACCCCGGCGGACATGGACTTCGCGACGCTGAAAAGCGCGGCGGCGCGCGATATCGCGCTGGCGTTCGGGGTGCCGCCGATGCTGCTCGGCCTGCCGGGCGACAACACCTATGCCAATTACCGTGAGGCCAACCGCGCGCTGTGGCGGCTGACGCTGCTGCCGCTGGCGGAGAAACTGTTTTCCGCGCTGCGTCAGGGCCTCGCTCCGTGGTTCCCCGGTGCCGAAATCGGGGTCGATCTCGACCGGGTCACGGCGCTGTCGGAAGACCGCGAGCGATTGTGGTCGCAGGTGTCCGACGCCGATTTCCTGACCCGCGCGGAAAAACGCCAGATGCTGGGCCTGAGCCCTGAAGAACAGCCAGAGGAGAATACCGCATGAGCCGCGCAGATGTGCTTGCCAGCCTGATGGTGCAGGCCCGCAATGATGGGGCAGCGCTGGTGACTTTACGCGCTATTGTCGAGGAATCGAGCGCGCTCGCCACCGACCGGGTGCTCGAACGGCTCGGGCTGGGCGATGCCGGGGCCGAGAGCGATCTGGTTCAGCTGCGCGAACTGCTGCGGGCGTGGCGCGATACCAAGGCCAGCGCGTGGAAAGCGTTGATGGAATGGATCATCCGCGGCGCACTGGCGTTGCTGCTGATCGGGATCGCGGTGCGCCTTGGCGTGTGGGACCGGCTATGAGCGCGCGGGCCATGCGTTTTGCCGGCTATGCCGCGCTGTTCGATATTCCCGATGCAGCGCGCGACACGATCCGGCGCGGAGCGTTCGCCAAGACGCTGGCGAGCCAGAATGCGCCCTTGCCGCTATACTGGCAGCACCGCCCGGATCAGCCGATCGGCGTGATCGAGCAGGTGTCAGAGGACGCGCGCGGTTTGCGGGTGATCGCCCGGATCGACCGGCCCGATAGCCGCGCGGCGATGCTGCTGGCGCAAGGCGCGGTAAGCGGCCTCAGCTTCGGCTTCCGCACCCGCGCGGCGCGGCAATCCGATCAGGGGCGCGAACTGATCGAGATTGACCTGTTCGAAGTCAGCCTGGTCACCCACCCGCTGCAACATCGAGCCAGGGTGCATTTTGTAAGCTGACCGAGCCGACCAAACCACTTTCCACCGGCCGCCATTGGGGCGGCCTTTTTTCTGCCCAACCGAAAGGCCAATGCCCCATGGAACATACCCAACCTGCGATGACCACCACCGATCCGCTGGACGCCAGCTTTGACATCATTGCCCGGCAGGATCAGGCCGATGCGGCCATTTCCGGCCTGCGCACCGATGTCGACGAGGTGAAAGCGCGGCTCGACAAAGTCGCCCGCGCCGCCACCCGCCCGGCGATGGGCGGCACCCCGGCGAGCGACGCTCCTGAAGTCAAAGGCTTCGTCGATGGCTATCTGCGCCGTGGACGTGAAACCGAACTCAAGTCGATCAGCGGCACCGCCCCCGGCGATGGCGGCTATGCCGTGCCGCGCCAGATCGACGCGGTGATTGCCGCTGAACTCGCCGAAATCAGCCCGATCCGCGCGATTGCTCAGGTGGTGCAGACCGGCACGTCTGGCTATCGCAAGCTGGTTGCTACCGGCGGCACCGCGTCAGGCTGGGTCAGCGAAGCCGCCCCGCGCCCGGAAACCGCAACCCCGCAATTTGCTGAAATCGCCCCGCCATCGGGCGATCTCTACGCCAACCCGGCGGCGAGCCAGGGGATGCTGGATGACGCCGCTTTCGACATCGAAACCTGGCTGGCCAGCGAGATCGCGCTGGAATTCGCGCGCGCCGAAGGCACGGCATTCGTCAACGGAACCGGGATCAACCAGCCCGAAGGCTTCCTCAACGCTCCAACCGCCACTGCCGAAGACGGCGTGCGGGCATTCGGGACGATGCAATATATCGGATCGGGAAGCGCCGCCGGGTTCGACGCGGCGCCCGATGCGCGGCTGATCGACCTGATCCACTCGCTCAAATCGGGCCACCGTCAGGGCGCGGTGTTCGTGATGAATTCGTCAACGCTGGCAACGGTGCGCAAGCTCAAGACCGCCGATGGCGCGTTCCTGTGGCAGCCGGGCATGGTCGAAGGCCAGCCTGACCGCCTGCTGGGCTATCCGGTGATCGAGGCGGAGGATATGCCCGATGTCGCAGGCGGGGCCTTCCCGATCGCGTTCGGCAATTTCCGCCACGGCTATCTGATCGCTGAAAACGGCGCGACCCGGGTGCTGCGCGATCCGTTCACCAACAAGCCCTTCGTGCACTTCTACGCCACCAAGCGGGTGGGCGGCAAAGTGCTCGATTCCAACGCGATCAAGCTGCTGAAGATCGAAGCCTAGG